CTTTTACCTGCAGCTACTGCATCTTTGTGAGCTTGTGAGTTACCGTGGGATGGTTTTTCTCCTCTTTTTCTTTTGGCATTTATATTAGCCCAAAGTCCAGGTCTTTTCTTTTCTCTTAAAACCTCTTGTACTGCCTTGATTATCTCTGATTTTTTCATATTACGCTTGGTGCATCATTAACATCCTTATAACTAAAGCTGCTATTGATCCAAATATAATCCATAATGCTTTATTAACTCCTGCTTTCCAACCTTTAAGGTCTTCTAAATCTCTTATTAATTTAGCATTATATTCAGTCTTAGCTTCGCTACTTAATCTAAACTCTGTATTTTTATTAGTATTTACAATTACCCCATTATCAGGATTTAATAATGTATACTTCATATCAGAGATGTCTTCTTTGAGACTTTCCATATCTTTTTGCATCTGCTTCAACTCACCATTTGGCATGTGAGTTTTAATATGCTTAATCTCAGATAGCAATAAATCTAATACATCTTTTTGTGCCATTGTAAGGGTATTTTTACTATAAATAGATTCAAATATGAGAACGTAGCAAATCAGTATACCCTTTTAAATCTTTTAATATACCCTCTTTATACTTAGAGTCCATACCTTTCCAATCTTCTACATCTCCAGCTTCTGTTACCATGGTAATATTATCTTCAAAAGATTCTAATACCCAAGCTTCTATATCTTGAATAAAGTGTTTTATATTACCTGAGACCATTCTTTTTTCGTATTGATCGTATAGACCGGCTTTTCTCAATGTAGCTTCATACTCTACTGTGCAAGGATCAAAACAGAAACCGTGTATCTTATACATCTTTTTAGCAAGATGGTGCTTCATTGGTCCGCCGCATTTAGGACAAGTAAAGGGAATTTGAAGTGCTTTTTTAGCCGCATCTAATTTAGTAATGTTTTGTCTGATGCCGTTTTTTATAGTCCAGGTTTTGCCAGACTCTTCCCAAATGTCTCCTTCAGTTCTAGCTATATGCGCTTTTTGGTATCCGGTTTGAGATTTAGTTGAGGCAGTAAAATCTTTATTTACTAAGTTCCTAACTCTCTGTACATCTGATTCTTTAAATTCTTTTTTAAGTAAGCTTTCGTTACTCATAACCTAATTCTTTTAATTTATCTATAACATGGGTTACGTTACCGTCCTTGCATATAATTGCAATTCCACCTTTAGCAGTCCATTCATTTATATTAGACGGTTTATCGTCTATTAGTATACTATTTTCATTTGCATATCTCTGTTTATCTTTAGAATATGCCATTATAACTTTAGGTTTTGGATTTAATTTATTTTTAGCCCATAATTGTTTACCTAGTCTGGAGTTATTATCTCTTGAAGGGGATGTTAAGAGATCAGGTTTGTAAGGAGATATAAAATCCCATAGTCTTTTGCCTTCAGGCATCCAGTTCATACCGACCCAAAATTTTAATCCTACTTTACCGTCAATGAGTTCCCAAAATGCAGGAGTGCCGTATTTCTTTTCGTACTCTTTAGGTTTCATCCCAGAAAAGTGCTCAAACCTTTCTTCAAAGTCTGTTAACACTCCATCCATATCACAGTATATCTTAAACGGTGGAACTTCTTTCTTTTCTTTGAGAGGATATCCTTCTCCTATTAATTCATTTAATTTGTTCATGTAACCTATTTTTCATTTTTTACTTTATCTTCCCAGTTACGAAAAGTTATATTACCTTGCAAATACGCTTCTTTCTCTATCTCTAACAAATTATCATCCTCATTAGTGTTACTTGTACCTATCTCAGTTAATCTACCCTCTAAGTTCTGGATATGGTGTATCATTTCATGAGTAAATGATCTCATGACATCCTTAGGGTGTCTATTTTGTGTATATAGCATAATAGTATTTTCATTGGGATCGTAATAAGCTGTCTTACCGAAAAAGTCTGCAGCTTCTGCTATATCTTCTTTTATCTTAACCTCAGGTAAAGGAGTAATTTTCATTCCTTCATCTATCATATANTCTAAAATTGAAGCCATGTAGGGCGTATAATCAAATCCTGCTCTTTCACCTTCTTCTTTTAAAGACACTCTTACATGATCCTGTTCAAAAGTAATTTTGTAGTAGGTATCTCCGAGTACGTTTTTAAGTTGATTGTAGACTCTTACTATCTTAGCTCTGTCTGCAGAACGTACTATAGTTTGAGGAGCAATAGGTGTACCAGACGATCCTTCTTTTACCTCTTCTTTAAACCATCCCTCAAATACATCTTCAACTTGAGTTCCCATTTTTTCGGATATGATACTTTGTTTTAACATATTTACAATTTTTAATATCTCTTCTCTTTTTAATTCAGAAGGAAAAAAATCTAAAACAGTATCTAGATTACCTGATAGAAGTGATTTTCTAAAGTCTGTAGCTCTTGTATTTCCTTCATCACCAGATATCATTAGTCCTTCGACGTTAGGTCTATTCTTAAATGTAGAGATTCGTCTTAAATCTCCAAAATCCTCTTCTGATCTAATTCCTGTAACAGCATAAAATTGCTCATTTGGGTTAGCCTTAGCGTACTCTTTTGCAGCCATCATAGGATTCATTTCTCCTAATACTATTTCTACGTTACCTAAATATCTAGCATATATATCCCAAACTTCTTTTGACTGTTGCGGTGATATACCGTTTCTATCTTTGCCTCCAATAAAAATTACAACCTTATTAATAGGCTCTACTTTTTTTTCTTCTTCACTTAAAGTTTGTGTACCTACGTCTTTATAGTTACCTAAATTATAAACTCTACCTTTATGGGTATCTGATAGTAATCTTTTGACTACTTCAAAGTGCCCTTTGTGTGGTGGTTTATAAGCTCCGGGATATAATGCTGTTGCCATTATGCTAGGAAGTTTTGAACGTTAGAATCTATTTCAGCAGGGGAAGAATGCTTTAGTTTTTCTTGAAACACAGGGCTAAATAGCATTTCACCTACATTATCTAATACTTCTTTTTCTCTTTGGTTCTGTTTATCTCTTCTATCTCTATACTTTACTAAAGCATCTTTTAATTTATCTGCTCCTGGTCCAACTCCGTTTTTAGAATATGCTTTTAACCATGCGTCTTTTATAGCTCTATCTTCTCCGTAAGATTCTTTATCCCAATCTATTCCTTTTGTATCTTTTAAAAATTCTTGCTCTTGAGATGAATCTAACTCTATTGGTTTTCTAAACGTAGATGCACCTACATTATTTCTTTCATTATACTTTTGTAAGAAGTCTGCTATACCATCTGCTCCATTTTTAGCAGCTAGATTAAAACCCTCTATCTCTTTATCGTACTTTCCACCTCTATCGTTAACAAATATAGATAAGTTACCTTTTAACATCTTATTGTAGTCTGTAATCAATTGATATACATTTCTCCATGTAGAGAATACTGCTGCGGAAGGTATATTACGTTCTCTAGAAAAATTAGAGATATAAGAGATAATAGGATGAGTATAAACCATTACCATATATACATCGTACCCTGCTGCTAATAACTCTTTTACTTTAGTAGGGTTAGAAGCTGTAGTATCCCAAACAAAGCTACTCTTGTTTTCTATTGCTTGAGCTACGTCCTTGTTGGTTTGAGCTGTTGCTGCGGATAGGTTGTTGTGTGCTGGATGATCCGGATCCTCTACGTACTGGTCTGGGTTGAACTGCTCTAGGCTGTCTAGGTCTAACTGGTTGAGTAGGTACGACTTGCCTACTCCTGCTCCTCCCGCCATTATAACTACTTTGGGTTTGTTGCGATCTTCTAAGATTAGTTGTGTTAGTTTCATTTCTTCTTCCGTTTATTCTTACTCTTGTTGGTGTTGGTTGTAATCTTGTTGATTGTGTTACTCTTGTTCTTGGTTCTCTGAGTCTTGGTACTCTTGGTCTCGGTTGAACTTTTGGTCTAACAATCGGGCGAACAGTCCGAGGAGGAATATTATACCTCCAGTTATCATATGCCCAAACGTTACCTGGGTATCTCCAATATGTATCCCAACCCCAGATTCCAAAATTATTATTATTCCATCCATATAAATTCCAGGTATTAAATTGAAATTGCATCAGTTCGTAATGTCTCCAATCGAACATATAGTTAGAACCGAATCCCCCAAAACTATATAGGGGTGCGTTTATACTAAATAAATCTGTACTCAGAACTTTAGGCTCTGTAAAACCTGTAAATTTAGCTCTATTTGATACATGGTTCAATGTAGCTACTTGAAACTGTAACGAGCTACAGCTAACTAATAATAAGAACATTATACTTAAACTACTTAATCTTCCCATATTGTTTTATTATAAATAGTTAGATTTTAATGGTAGTTGGATATGAACGGTACATAGGCTCGGTAGTTGGGTTATCTAACATATAAAGTTTATATATAGTTTTAAATAAATCAAAGTTCTTTTCTATTTCATCTACAACTTTAATCTTCCAACCTTTACCTTGGTATACTCCTTTTTGTTTAGAAGGACCTCTTGAAGAAGCCTTCAACCATACGATACCGGTTCTATCAATCTTTTGACCTCTTACTTCTTCCATTCCTTTGGCATAAGCAGCTAATTGTAAGTCATACGCTCTATGAAGAGAGTTAGAAGTTTTTAAATCTAGTAACCAAACTTCTCCATCCATCTCACAAACAATATCAGCTGTTCCTGCATACTTATACTCATCTGACCATATAAACTGCTCTGAGGATATAAGTTTAGGTTTATGAGTTTTCCAAAAGTCGGCAAACTTTAATATCATCTCCCATACTACTTGAGAGTATTTAGCATTGCCGTAATCATCCATCCAAGAAATCTCCTCTCCTTCGACTAACTTTTCAGCTGCTTCATGAACTTGAGTTCCTTCTTTACCTGCTTTTCTTAAAATAAGATCGGCGTTATGCCCAACATCTTTCAACCAGTTGTCGAAAAACTTATTCTTGGGCATATACTGGAGTATTGTTGTTACGGACGGGTAAAATACTCCTTCGCCTCTCTTGTAAACTCTTCTATCTAAAAAATTAATTTGTTTCAGATCAGGGTTATAATCTAATCTGTCTTTTGCATTCTCTTTTAAAATATTTGTACCTTGTCTAATCATAGGTCTAATTTGTGCATCATTAAACCTGATAGGTCTAATTCTTCTGCTGTTTGTATTAACTCGGTGAAAGCTTTAAAGCCCATTTCACTTGGATCTTTCTGTTTAAGATCTATCATGAAAACTCTCTTGCCGAGGTTTAAAAATTGTTCTGCTGTTTTAATTGCTACCTTTTTAGCATCTTGATCTAATGCTATGTAAATATCTTTTACAGGGCTTGTTAAAATTTTAGTATATAATGAAGTAGAAATACTTTTACCTAGGATTGGTATTGCATTTCTACGTATTGCTATTGCATCAAATACTCCTTCACAGAGTATAAGTGGTTGTGACCAGTTAATTAAGTTTTCGAAAAATATTATATCTTTGGAGGCTTCTGGGTTTTTGTATTTAAAATAGCTCCCATCATAGCTTCTTGCAACAAAAAAATTGAGTTGATTGGATCCAGAATAACTTGGGACAATAACTCGTCCTCCATATTCTCCAGTTGTTGCGTATCCAATACTATATTTAATAAAATCATTATCGGTAAGTCCTCGTTCATATAGGTATTTTTTAACCATATTAGCAACAAAAGATTCTGCCGAAGCTGAGTATAGAGGTTGGTATTCTTTGGGTAGTTCTACCGATTCTACTTTACTGTACTGTACATATGTACCTTTAGGTAGGTATTTTAATACTTCTTGAGCTTGATCTCTTGGAGTTTTAAGTTGTTTAAGCAGAGACCTTATGGATTGACCTCGAGTTTGACATACCCAACATTCCCAGAAGTTTTTACCTTCTTCGTTAGTAGCCATATTAATCTCTAGTTTAGGTTTGCGATGATTGCAAAAAGGACAATGGAAAGCGTAGTTATCTCTAGCTCTCTTATGACTTTTGCCTAGTATGTTTTCAATAGTCCCTAAAAGGAAAGTATAATCCATAAAACCTGTCCGTTCTTAATCTATAAGATACGAACTTATTTACAGACTACAAACTATATATTAAATTCAAATTTTATTGAAGGGTACCAAAATCGATCATCATCTTGATCGAAGTAGTTACTATCTTGAGTAATTTCATAACCTTTAGCTGTTAATACATTCTTAACATTTTGCCATTCTGAGCCTGGTAGTTCATCTTGAGTTTTAAAGGTTAGTTTACCGAACCCTCTATCCTTACCGCTATATTGGCCGAGTGTAACATGTAAATCGTCTCTATTATAGGTATCTTTTAATTCAGCTTCTAATTTTTTAGCTTGTTGATCAAATTTATACAGTTCCTCTAAGATGATATTTTGTAATTTCATTTTTTTATCACTTTTAATTTTAAATCACCTGTGCCTTTAATTAGCCTATGATAAGTACCTTTAGGTATAAATATACGATTTAATTCTTTAGGAACCTCGTTATCTAATTGAAATTTCCAATCAGTTTTATGTAGAGGTTCGATAATTCTATCTTCTTTATCTCTATGCCATACGAATTCAAGACTTGGTGTATCTTCTAAGAAAGTTCTTATATCACCGTCCTCAATGTAAGGTCTACCAGTATCCACTAAAGTTTGATGATCCTCCAAGGCTTTTCCAATAACGTCCAATATTACAAGACCAATATCCTGCTTTTGTTTTATCTTTTTTGCTAGCACATTTATGTCTAGCTGCAAATGAAGCTCTTGCTCCTCTTTGTTTTAGTTTGACAGAAAGGCCGGTATCTCCGAATGACACCTTTTTAACGTTGCCTTTGGGAGATTTAACATAAACGTAGAACTTTTTAGATCCTCCACGTTTGGGTTTGTTAAGCTGCACCTTTTTGCCTTTATATTCAGCCTCTGGTATGTAGTTTACTGAGGCTTTTATCATATCAAAGCCGTTATAGTCTAAGTTTTCATTATTATGTTTAACAGCTTTTCTAAATTGTTCCATATTAATTTCAACTCCAATAGAATCACAAAGCTCTTTTATTTCATCAAAGTTGATCATACCTTCTAAAGTAGCACCTTCGTCTAAGAGCTCTTCATTTTCCATCATTTCATCTATATAAGCTCCGATTTCAAATAATGGATTATATTTTGAAGATACCATAGGAAGGTCTAAAGGTACTCTCATACCATTATAATCTGCGTATTCTCCTATATCAGTAGTTTCAAGTAACTCTCTATCTTCTTCGCTTAACTCTATTTCCTCGTTGCTAAGAGCTTCTCTTGCTTCTTTAAATAGCTTAACAAAGGCATCACTAGAATAGCGGTAGACATGCTCATGTAAAGAGAGGCCATTGTCTAAATGGTATTGAAGAGATGGGTATCCTATTACGTCTTTAAGTTTGATCATAAGTTAAAATCTTTTCTATAAAATTTTCCTAGTACATTATCGTTAATATAGTTATCACGAGACTCTAGTACTTCATTTATAAATAGGTGTTTACATTCATAATAGGTAAGTAACTTCTTAGTAGGTACAAATTCTAATATATGTCTACTAAAGTCTTTTGGCTCTCCTTCTTTTACTAATTTAAGAATTTCTTTTTGAGATCCATAATAATCTTTCCAATCAGATTCTTTAATAATTTTCTGCTTAAGAGGAGTTCTACCTCCGATACCTTTTGCTTTTCGTTCTAATCTTAACTCTTCTAATGCTTTCTTACCTAATTTTTTATTGCGTTCGAAAAATAATACTTTCTTGCCAATATATTTTATACCGGTTGGGATGTGTTTAGTTTCATAGATAAAACCGTACGTACCTTCCGGCATGTCGCTTATCTCTGTGATCATCCTCCCCTGGTAAATCCAGGTCGGGTTTGTCATATCCATAGTTTTTGGTTTTGTCTCTAGAGCTGCTTAGATTTTAGCTCATCGATTTGTAACTGCTGGTCCTTAATAGCTTCTATTAATAACGCGACAATTTTTTCATAACTTACTGCTTTGTAACCCGAGTCTCTTGTTACTACAAGTTCAGGAAGTACTGCTTCAATATCTTGAGCAATTACTCCTATATCGTGGCCGCTGTGGGTAGAGTTATCATTCCAATCAAATGATACTCCTTTTATTTTCTTTACTTTGTCTATTGCATCAGGTATTACCTCGATGTTATCTTTTAAATTTATATCAGAAGAAAAGAATGCTGTTATATCTCCTGTTGCATTTAAGGTATTAAATGTAACGTTAGAGGTAGTATTTGTAGCTTGGTTAGAAGAATATGTTGTATATCCTGCACCGTTTGATAGCTGGTTATTATTAGTCGGGATAGTAGGTGTTCCTGTTAAGCTATTATATGCTCCATCAAAGGTTGTATATCCTGCTCCGTTTGTTAGCTGGTTATTATTAGTGGGTATGGTTGGAGTATTAGCTATATTTCCATAATCAATATAAGATGCTGAAACTGCGTTTTCTATTGAACCGGTTAATGTACCGTTAATAATTCCAGTTACTACTAAGTCTCCTGTTACCGTTACAATTGAACCGCTATCT